CAGTCAGCAAAAGTATTAGTGGCAGCACCTAGTTCAAGAATCCTTGGGTTCATGTTGGGTAGAACTGACATCCTAGAGTATCTTAAAGAGAATGGATATGATGTACTACACATCACATCTAAGTTCGGTGCTATCATCAATGGCAAGAAAGTAGGACGTGAAGAATTCTTCAATACTCTTACAGAGTGGGGCAACGATGACAATCGTAGGTTCGTTGTATTCCACTATTCTATTCTATCTGAAGGAATCAATGTCAATGGTCTCACTCATACTGTATTGTTGAGGAATCTACCTATCATCGAAATGGCGCAGACTATCGGACGTGTTATCAGAGTTCATAAGGATGATCGCAAAGCAGTTGAATCTGGTAGTATACCCGCAGGTGCATTCCATCTTTACAAAAAGGGTGCAGGTTATGTAACCGTACCAACTGGATTTAAGTATGGTGATCGCATTGCAAAGAGACTTCAGAGTGTGGTAGAGTACATTTTTGTGGAAGGTATCCCACCCCTTTCATATTGCTGATGTGTGACAGTTGACAAAGTGTAACAACATCCCACACAACACCCCAAATCTTTGTTATATTAAGAATGTCGAAACAAACCAACGTAAAACTTTCAAGGTTGCGTTCAGTCGCATTTAAATCGAACTTAAGTAGTTGAGTTTTGTTTCGACCCATCCATAAATAATCTGTAACCATCACAGTTTACTAAAATGAAAATTGAAGACGTTACCAACAGTCCAAAAGACTGGGATGATTTTTGGAACAACTCAGAAGATGGATTTTACTTTGATTCTATTACTGGTCTATCCTACCAGATCGAAGGATGGGATGGGCAAGAAGATAGTGCATCAGAGTATCAGAAAAAGATCTATATGGAATCTACCATCGCTGAATTGGAAAGTCAAGCAGATGACCCTATGGGAATCGGCAAGTGATGTGACAGTTGACAAAGTGACCACTAAACCCCCACAGAGGGGTTTTTCTATGGCATACTAGTAATAGTTAAACAAACAACACATGGACATCGCTCTCGAACGTGAATATGCCATCGACAACATGGCAGACTCACTCTTTGATCAGATGAAAGATTTGATTAAGCAAGATCATCAACTTGATGCTCTGGCAATTTGTGAAGAGTGGTTGGTAGATGGCAAAGACCCTCAGGATGGCGATTATAAGTTTATCTTCCTTAAGAACTTCACACTAAACGAGGACAACTAATATGAAACAATCAGAAAAGGACTTCCAAAACTGGATAGAAGAATGTCCCGACCTACTCAGGTTTAGACTTGAGTATGTTGACGTCAGAGCAGATGTTGAAAACGTCATCACAACTTATGAATATGAGTTTGCGGATGACGAGACTAGAAAAGAAGTGACTGAAGCAGTCATCGATGATTTTTACAATCAGGACTGGTCAGATCATAACGAATTCATTGCACACCTTTTAGACAGGAGACTCTCATGAAAACAATCGAAGTTCCTTTCACTTACAATCAATTAAGTGACATGATTTACTACCTAGAATGGAAGTTAACCGAGATATCCGAAGCAGGATGTGATCTAGAATTTCCTGATATTGAAAACACATTGCAACAGTTACAGGAGACTCAGGACAGACTCAGAGTGAGAACTGAAGAGGATTATCAACTCATGATGAACAATAGAGCAAAACAACCAACAGCAGAGTGGTAGTGTGCCAGTTCAATTAGTGTCACATAACCTATTGTAATGGATCTATGATCCTTTATAATAGTAGTATAGCAACGGAGATTACACATGCACAACTTTAAAGAATTCCTTGATTATTGCGAATCATTCTATTCACCTAGTCACCCTGACGTTTTATATCCTATCGATGGATTAACTAGACAAGAGTTAGCACTTGCAACTCTCAACTATCTTGATCTATGTGCAGTTGGCGATCACGTTAACTGGGGTGATGGTGATTCACTAGACAGAGAGAGAGTCAGAGATTTTGTTATTCAAAGAAGAGCAACTGAAGCAACAGCAACAAAAATGGGGGTTGCTTAAATGACTTGTTGCACCGAGTGTGGGGTATCCGTAGATTTTGGAAGCGGATGGTATGTCAATAGAGTTCCATCCGATGATGGATTTATGTGTGCAGAGTGTGCTTCACTAGAGTGTGATCGTTGCGATAAAAAGATTCCACTTGATGAAGACATCACCCCGAACGATGTTTACGGATGGGACGATGATGCCCCTGTATTGTTTACTGACTTCACACATCGTATTTGCGAATGTTGCTTAACAACAGATGAGAGAAAACTTTACACCTTACAATGCTCATGACTTACGACAATTCAAAAGAGGTAACAATCAGGTTATCCAAAAGAGAACTCGGAATTCTCAACATGTATACCTCTGGTTTATTTGCTCGCATCGATAGCGATGTAACAGAGTGGGGTAGTTCATGCACTGGTCATGATACAGTCGAACATGACTATTTTGGTAAAGATGCAATTCTAGGATTAAGAAAAGAAATCAAGAATGCAGTAGACTCATTCTATACTCATGAGAACGATCTAAGACTACCAAAAGATCACAACGGAAATCCAAACCCTTGTGCCAGATGATAAAGTGGCACAAGACCCCTCGCAATGGGGTCACCTCTTGCTATAATAAAGACATGAACAAAACAACTTCCACTCAAGGTCTTAACATCGATCTTACCTCTGGTCAATACGATATGCTCGTTGACCTCGTGATGTCAGCATACGATCTTGACGTTGCTGATCAAAAGGACTGGGATCCCCAGACTTTCGATAACTTAGTTGACAATGTAATGAATGCGAAGTCAACTTACTTGTCAAATTCAATAAAGCGATAATTCCTTTATTCTTAATTCCAGTGGGTGACTACCTACACCCCCCAAACATTTAATTTTATTCCTTTTATTATGAGTCATTCAGTCAACACAGAAATCCTAGAAAACCTCTACGAAGAGATCTTAAACGAACTTAGTTTCAAGAATATCCAACTCGGTATTATGCTACCGATGCACAAACTTGAAGAGATCGCAGCAGATCACGCACAAAAACGTTTTGAAGAGTTAGGTTAACTCTTCAATTTCTCATTCTTTCAATTCTTCAACTCATGAACACATTTTTCGCAACAGTTAACCAACTCGAAGTCCCATTTTATGACTTCCCTAAAAGTCCAATTTTGGTGCTTGGATTCTTTGGCATTCTCGTGGCAATGGTCACAGTTTACACAGTGAATAAAGCATACTTCAATTCACCTTTTAACCCTGACAATCAAAAGAGATCATGATCACACAAAAGAGACCAACATTTGCTGAACTTGAGCAAAGATGGCGAGAGCATAATCATGAGTATAACGAAGAGTTTACCCAAAACATTTACGATGCTCACATCGCAATTGCTGAACAGTTCCCATTCTTATATGATAAGTACGGATTCCCAAAAGAGGACTACTAAATGAAATTTACAAAAGACCAAATTGAATACCTTAAAGAGTGTGTTTCATTCCATTATGAAATGAACTCTGACATCAAAGAACACCTTATTGACATTAACTCACAATGCAGTAAAAAACTAAGGGAGTGTGCCAGTGAATAAAGTGTCACAACATGGGTTTCTTTTAATCTCATTATTGTTTATAATAATAGTATAAACAAACAAAGGACATTATGAACTCAACTTCAGTATACGTTGAACCAGTTAACAGAATCAAGCAAAGAATTCTGTTTGATGACAATCTACAGAATATGGCATGTTGCTGTTGTGACTGGGCAGAATTCGTTGTTGAGATCAACGAGTGGGGAATTGAGAGACTTGGAGGTGTCTGGTTCGATGATCTTACAGAATTCGATATACAGCACTTAGACATCTTCATTAAGGCAGAAAACGGATACATCAGAGAGGAGGTTTAAATCATGTGTAACAATCAACTTAAAAAGTACGAAATCGGAACAGAGGGAGAAACTTACGATTTTGGTTATGTTCAGAATTCACAGCAGTTTATTGAAGAAGTTTTTGAAATCGCATTTGGGGATGATGCAATCAACCGTAACTATTCGATGGGCGAAGTATTAGATAGACTCATGGAATTTAGTGACGATGCATTACGTTATAATGGAGAGTTAGATTAATGACTCAGGTTCCAATTAGTTTTGACGAAGCATATCAGATGACGAGATTATACGATACTCTCAGAGATATGGACTTTGAACTCACTGACAATCAAATAGCAGTATTTGATAAATTACTTGATATTCGTAAATATGTCAAGTCCGAGGGTGACAGTTAATTATGTGTCACACTTACCCGCGCATTGGTGGTTCAAACCGCTATAATAAAGACATGAACAGAGCGTTGCTCACTTTATCAATTGCTGAGGGATACCCTCGTTCTGTTCAAACAATTTTCAAATTACTTAAAATCAAATGAGAATGACTAAAGTTCAAGTTGTTGCACAATTCAGAGAATTACTTCGTGAATCAGGTGCAAACCTTAGGGGTGATTCAATTGCTAAACGTGAAGCATTTAACAACTATGTTGACATGCTTAACAAAGATGGCGATGTAACTGACTGGCAAGCATACAACTGGAGCAACCCATTCTAATGACAATTGCAGAGTATAAAGAACTATGCAAATTAAATAAATTGCATATCGGTGAAGAAGTCCCCGAAGATGACAACACCGAAGAAGAAGACCCAATTAACTACTATCAAGGAGCATAACAACATGATCATCGAAGATTTCAGTAGAGAGCAATTTATTTTACTCTCAAAAGCACTTGATAATTATCGTATTTACATGACCGAAGCAGAAGAAACCTTATCTGAAGAAATCTTGGATAATGTCTTTTATCCTAGTATTGGAATCAGTAAACCCGCAAAGGTTACAAGTATAGCGGAAGCAATCCGCAAGGGACATAAGTAACTATACTATACTAAACAAAATGAGTTGGAATCTTATCCCTTGGAGCGAACAAACAACCAACGTAATGGCAACAATGACCTATGAGGATTTAATCGTTAAGTTACAACAATTAGATGCTAATCAGTTAAAGAAAAATGTTGCTATCTACGATGAACATTTAAATGAGAAGGTATTAGTTCATAACGAATTAATCTTCTTTGATAACAATCAATTCCCTTATTTAAAGATCTAGATGAACTTCCAAAAAGGTGACTATTACTCACTAAATGACTTAAATGGATGGGTTAATTTCATCGATAAAAGTTATATCACTCTAGTCATAAATGAGTGGACTAAATGTGATGAACTAGCAAAAGGTAGTCGTAGTAATGTACATCAAGTGCAGTTACTAATATACCCTCACCAATGGAAAGATATGGTGAAAAGTAACAGAAATCGCTTCCAAGATGACACCATAAATAACACTCATGAAACGTAATCCGCAACCTATTCTTAATAGCGAGTTTAACACATTTTGGACTATATGTAAAGAACTCGTGGTAAGTACTTGGGAGTTGTATAGAACAACTGTAAGGGACAAAATGATAAGAATAAGGGAAGATTAACGAATGTTGTTAAATATTAAAATAAATCTATTGTTGTTAACTATACCGAGATTAATCTCTCAGGTAATTGTACTCTTAGCACGCAACTTACCGATTGTCAATGATAGTCAGCAAACACAGATTTTCTTGACAGATTATCAACAACTATGGTATAATAACTCTGTAAGGGTTCAGAGATTCCTCTAAGTAACACATGCTAAGTAACATCAAAGCACCTAAGAAGTACTTGGAGTTGTTAACACTTTGGGAGGAAGGATTATGTCCACTAAATGAAGGTATTGCTTTGTTTCAGTTCTTGTTAGATACTGACCAATGTTGGGATGATGAGATATTATCTAACACAGCAAGTTATATGGTTGCTGAAGGATTTTGCTATTACGTTTACACCCCTTAATTAACAACAATGACCCAAAAGATGCTCTATAAAGTTTATAACAATGACTGCGAACTTGTAGGGGAATTTGTATCAATTTACGATATGGAACATTTTATGGACGATGTTAGAAACTCACGGGGAGAGAGGTATAAAGAATTGCCCAGATTATCAGTATTTGATTATATTAAATCTATTGGGTATTATATGGAAATTGATTGCCCTGTGACAGTTGACAAAGTGGCACAATAGGGGTTGTAAGGGGTTGCCCACCTGCTATAATTAATGTATACCAAACAAAGGACACATGAGAAAAATTGAAACTCAAATGAACAACGCAATCCGCAACGGTTCTAACTTCAGTTCATCCAATACTTCAGTTACTCATGACAATGGCGAAGCGTTTGTTTATCTACATGGAAATCACATCGCTACTGTTAAAGATAATTCGATTCTTTTATTCGATGGCGGTTGGCAGTCTAATACAACGAAATCCAGACTCAATGCACTACTAGACGAATTTTCTTATGGCATGAGAGTATTTCAAAAGCAATTTGAATGGTTCGTAGGTTACAAGAATGTTAAAGAAGATTTCATTAACGGTATGGAGTTAGCAATCGACTAGTTGACATATAGGAGCAAATAGAGTATAATAGAGGGGTACAAACAACCCCTCTTTTTTATGTTTATGACTTAAGGCACTAATCACAGTCACTAATTGTTAAGAATGGCAGTTAAATTGCCCCCCTTAAATATAAAACAGGGCCATAACCTAACCTACAAAGGTACCCCAGAGCAAGCAATATATTATCAAGATCTTAAATACTAGTAGATTTAAAAAATTTCCCAGAAAAATTTATGCCCAACAGAGATTATCCCCAAGATCTACGAGTATGGTGTCTAGAAAGTTTGATCAAGATGGAAAGTCAACTCCACAGTGACATGTACCAGGTTGCAGACATGTACTTGGGTTCGTACACAACTAAAAACCCCGAAGCACTATATACACTATGGATGGGGTGGAAACTAAAACGTCCCTCCAAGAATACGAACCCCCTGTAAAATAAATGTCACAAAGATTCTACACAACACTCGAAGAAGACGACTTTGGCGATCTAATCCTTACGATACCTTATGAAGTGTGTGAAGAACTTGGATGGTCCGTCAATACTAAACTAGATTACACTATAGAGGAAGACTCCTTTACACTGAAGAAACACCAAGATGAACAATGAACAAGAAGTAGCAGAAGCACTCAATGCGATCAACGATTGTCTAATTGCACTAGGTAAGCGTTTACAAGAGGTTGAGGAGTATGTTGCGACTATGAATTTTAGTGAAAAGATATTGTATAAACCAAACGGACAGGAAAAGTACTTAAATATAAAGGAAAACTACGATCTTATCTACGAAAGATTAGATAAACTAGAGAAAGAAGGACCATGGGATGTAAAATAGTCGATGGAAGTGCTGATCAGATTACTGATGTATGTCAGGATGCTGATGGTTGTCCACGCTTTGAACCTTTACCTGCTGATAGAACGATCGGTATCAAGTATCGTGAATACCCAAAGAGTAGTATTCGTGGTAGTCTGAATAGTTTAAACAATGTCAAGGTGAATATCACTGGTGCTGAAGGACAAGCAGTGATGTATCCTTCCATCTTAGTCGGTAATGAAGGCGGTCGTGCTACATTTGGTGGCAATCCTGGAACGTTCTCACAACCTGTGTCTGCAGCAAACTGTGGTAAGGTAACGAGAGCAGGTACACAATGCCTCAGTTTCAGTAATGGTGCTGTTGCAGTGTATGATTATTTCCCTACAGACCTCTCATTTAGTTTTCAGAACAGTGATACTTGGTTTTCTTACATCTACACGATGAATAGTAACTCAGGTCAGATTGGTATTGCCTCTTATATCATTGAGGATGAACAGCGGGGAACCACTGGAGGTACTTCGGATGGTACTCCAACGGGCGATCCACTAAGTAACAGTGCCATTGCCAATACTATTTGTCACCCTTGTGCAGGATTTACTTGTACCCCCGCTTCCACACAGTGCTCATATACTATTGAAAGTGATGTAGATTACACTGGAGATGAAGATTGTCCCCACCCGACGCTGTTTGGCATTGGTACAGGAAGTTTTAAAGTGGTGTTTACCTATGATTCGCTATCCACTACGATTCCAAACGGTGTAACGGACCTCTCAGTGTCCTATGATGGCACGAATTACTCCGATGCATGGAACGAAGGTGAGAACTTTGGTATCTCATTTGACTCTCCCCAGAATACTTGGCAAGCAGGAGATGAAGCAGCAGACACCTTTACCGTGTATACACTTGAAGCAACAGGTAAAACTGGTCTTCAACTGAATATTCGTATCGCACCGATCGTCGATGAGTCGGGATCCACTGTTGCATTCACAGGAACACGTTGGACTGTCTTAGATATTGTTCAACCTGGCACAGGATATGCTCAAAATGATACATTTAACATCACTCATGAGCATACTCACCCCGATAATACGACTACAACCTTTACATTAACTGTTAAAATCACTACTGTTGGACCAATCGAGTCTCAATCTGGGTCAATTGCTGATGTTTTGCGTAGTGGTGATACATTAAATGGTCATGAAGTGACTCGTGTTCTTCATGGACCTTCAATTGATAGTGATTATGGTACTGACAAAGGTCTCTTCCCTTATCATTTTGCTTATTTGGATGGAAATGGTAACGATTTTACGAAAGACACCTCTTATACAAGTAGTAGAGCACACCAAGTAACTGCAATTGCAGGTTACGGAATCAAAGATGTAGGATTTTTTGGTGGACTTTATGAGTTTACGGATAAGTCTGTTCAATATACTACTGGTTTTGTTGACAGGAATGCTCCTGACGTCTATAATACCCTTGTTCAACCTTCATGTACCGTGAAATTAGACAACGGAAGAGTTGATCGTGTCGAGATTGACAACAACGGAGGAGGTTCGGGGTGGAATACACTCGGTAGAATCCCTGAGTTGAGTATTACCGCACCAACTGTAGACTCTGGAGTGGCAGCACAGGTCGTTGGTGAGTTTCAAAACGGTGTTTTGGTGAATGTTACCGTCACAAATCAAGGAAGCGGGTACGTTGAGAGCAATCTTCCTCAAGTTTCCGTTACAAATATCCATAAAACAACGAATTTTACTGTTGAAGACGCTGCTGTGCGCGAATTTGGGTTCGATAACCTCACTCAGTTCTATAAAACGTTCCCAGAAGCAGTAGATGCGTTCCCAGAACTTGATCAAACGGCAATTCAGACAATTTTATCGGAACATGAGACACTAAAATCAAATGTTGAACCAGTAAAGGCGTATGAAAGGAACGAACCTAACGTAGAAATCAAAAAAGACCCCAATTATAAGCGTAGAGACGAGATGGTGCAGCGTCTTTTTAATAGACAGGACGTAGAAGGACTAAAAGTAACACTTAATCCCCCACAAACTTACAAAAGTATCGATACAGTTGATTTTGGACCGTCTAAAGAAGCGCAAGACCTCAAAAAGTCTGCTAGAGAACTGATGGAAACACCTGCAATTGATAATGAGGTGCAAATTGAGAGTTTAATCCAAGATGTAGTCCCTGAAACTAGCATTTATGACGAATCTTACGTCGAAACTGTGCGTGGACCCTTTTCAGAACTGCCATATTCGTCTGACCTCACTAAATACTTCATGAGACAGTTTATACCAGATGGAAGAGGAGAAGTAAAGGTTAATGTTTCACTTGGTGTGACACAACAGAACGTAGGAAATGCACATTTCACTTGTACCGCATCCGCAACTACAAGAGCAAACGAAACAGACCCTACTACTGGCGCGGTTACATCATCTACATTCTCATTTCCCTTTGGTCAAGTTCCTCAAGGACCTGGTTGTCAGAATTGGAGTTGTAGCGGAAACATGACTATCCGCAATGACTTTACCAATGCATCACAAACCATGGCAAGAGCAACAGAAAAATACGGTAACCCTTATAACGTAACGTAATGTCAGTACAAGCAGCAGCACTATTCATGGGAACATGTAGTGGACATGGTAAAGCAAATGGTGTCAACTGGCACCCAGGTCCAGGTGGAGGCATTCTATCTCCTTGCCCTCATCCATCTCTTGCACCTTATATTGTACCAAAGGGTATGGAGATTGCGGATAATTTTGCAACATGGTTACCTACAGCACAACTTCCGTTGGAACCTATTGTAAGAAACGTGGTAATTAATAAGAAGATCCCTATTATTGATCAGGATAACTTAACTCCGCATCCTACAGTCACACAGCATGTTACAATGTCAGTAGGATTCAAATGTTTCACGACAAGAAATACTCCTGCGTGGCATTGTACTATTGGAACAGGTGGAGGTGGTCGAGAAGCACCTACAGGTCATGCTCGAAGACTTTTTGCAACTACAAAGACAGTATTCATTAATGGAAAGCGTGCAGGTAGGATGGCAGATCCATTTGGAAATAAAACAGTTCCATTTCCATGTTTGAGTGTAGTTGCAGGAGCAAGTAAAGACGTATTCATCGGAAGTTGATAAATAAAGTGGGATAGCAACCCCATTAAAAGTTCTAATGTCCTATGCATTACACTTTTAATGATTAATCCCGATCGCGATCCAAAGTACATGTTGGAAACACATGGAACTGTAGGTCTAGTCACAGATTACGGTTCGACTGCCTACATAGAGAAAGCAAAAACTAAAAAAGAAGTTAAACCACTTAGCAAATGGCGTTAAAGGATATTAAAGGTCAAAACTTTAAGAGGTCTCGAAGATTCGACGACCTTAATATTGCTTTGACTAGAAATCCTTTTACAAAAGATGTCTATAGTGTGAAAAACGACAACGCTATTAAACAAGCAATTAAAAACTTGGTTCTCACCTCTCCTGGTGAGAAACCATTCCAACCTCTTGTAGGTTCAAGGGTAAGTCAGTTACTTTTTGAACCTTTGGATGCATTTACCGCTGATGCAATTAAGCAAGAGATCATAAATACCATTACACAGCATGAACCAAGAGTAAATCTTACTAAAGTCGATGTAACACCGATCTATGCGAATAACAAGATCAACATAACGGTAGAATATCAGATTGTCGGATTGCCCATTGTTGAATCGATATCCTTTGTCTTACAGAGACCCGAATAATGCAACCGAATAACTTAACAGCACTAGACTTTGAAGATGTCAAAGCAAGTATTAAGTCATACCTAAGAACTCGGAGTGAGTTTACGGATTATGACTTTGATGGTTCTGCATTATCGTATATGGTTGATGCACTTGCTTATAATACTTACTATACAGCATTCAATGCTAACATGTCACTGAATGAAGCATTCTTGCCTTCATCTACAGTTAGAGATAACGTCGTTAATATTGCCAAGTTAATGAATTACACTCCTAGAAGTGTAATTTCATCTAGAGCGTCTGTAAAAATTGATGTTCAGACTTCTCAAGCAAATGGAGTGTACCCAAGTAGTGTTACCTTAAAGAAAGGTTCTATTGCGACTGGTGGTAACTTCGTTTGGAACATTTTAAGAGATACTACTGCTGAAGTTAGTCCCACTACAGGTATTGGTACCTTTCCTGAGGTTTGTATCTACGAAGGACAAATTGTAAACTTCCAGTACATTGTTAATACCTTTGCAAGACAAACATATTCAATCCCTTCTGCAGAAGCAGACCTTGCAACACTCAAAGTTAGTGTAAAAGCAAACGAGACTGCCACAGCATCGGATATTTACAACCAAGTAGACACTGTTACTGGTCTAACCGCATCTACCCGCGCATACTTCCTTTCTGAAGGTGAGGATATGCGCTTTGAGGTTAGGTTTGGTGATGATAGTGTCGGAAGAGCATTAAAAGACGGAGAAGTCGTACAATTCGAGTATCTGGTGACTTCTGGTAAGGAAGCAAATGAAGTTAACTCATTTGGTTACGTTGGAACTGCGGTAGATGCTACAGGAACTAATGTTGTTACTTCTGATGTAACTTTAACGGTTTTACATCGTTCTCAGATGGGAACTAGTGCGGAAAGTATCGAATCTATCAAATATAACGCTCCAAGATACTACTCCTCTCAATATAGAGCAGTTACAGCGCAAGATTACGCTTTAATCACTCAAAGGATCTATGATAATGCGGATTCCGTTGTTGCTTATGGTGGAGACAGTTTAAATCCTCCTATTTACGGAAAAGTCTTTATTGCAATCAAAACTAAAACAGGATCCCTTCTAAATGACGCTACAAAGAAGGAAATTTCTGCTAACCTTAGGAAGTATGCCATGGCATCGATTGACCCTGTTGTAGTCGATCCTGATAACGTATACATCTATACTAAGATCTTTGCTCTATACGATACTGGAGCAGGAAGTAGTTCTTCACAGATTAAAACCGATATTCAGTCATCAATTAATGATTGGGCAACTCAAACACAGATTAATAACTTCAACTCAACCTTTAGAGGTTCTGCATACGAGAAAGCAATCACTCTTGCTAATAATGCCATCACTGACGTTTCACTACAGACAACTACTCTAAAATACATTACACCAAATAGTAACCAGACCAATACTTACTGTATTAGCACTGGTAGTGGACTTTATAACTCCGCACCTTCTAAAGATGGTGATGACGGTACTTGTAAGAAAGAACCTGTCTTGTTATCAGGAACATTTAGAACTGCAGACCGTCCTGGAGTAGATCAGCAGTTTGAAGACGATGGATATGGAAATCTACGCATTTTCTATAATACAGGTACTAAAAAGGTATATACGAACAACTCAATCGGTACAGTCAACTATGATACTGGAGAAATCTGTTTTGGTCCAGTAAATGTGATCAGTACAGGAACAAATGTTCCGTCTTCTTCGGCAGTAAATATCACAGACACTGTAACTGGTGCAGGTAGTGTTACAGATCCTTCACTTCTCCCTGGAGACCTAAGGATTCCTGTTGTTACTATTCCTGCCAACAGTGGCACCATTCCTGCTTCAACCCCAGGAACAATTATTAATATTATTAGTCCTGAGGTAACAGTATCACCAATTGGTACAACACCACCTGCCTCTGTCCCTCTAAATAGTTTGACACCAACGATATTTGATGATACCCCCTCAGTTGTGGAGGTTGCACCAATTGATAACAGCGGTGGTCTAAACACATCAACCTGTTTCTCGTAAAGCGTAGATGAACATTAATAAGGTTTCCCAGTCGATTGAGTCTCAATCACCAGACTTTATTGGATCAGAATATCCTCTGTTTAATAAGTTTCTTGAGTATTATTACAAATCTCAAGAGAAGACTGGTCTAGGGCAAAATATACTTAATAACTTCCTCCAGTATCTTGATATCGACAAACTTGATATCGGTATCCTAGATGGTGCGACAACGCTTGTAGAAGCGATTACAGACAGTTCAGATAAGATTGTTGTTGAGAGTATCAACCCGTTCCTAGAAACGAATGGGTCTATTCTAATTGGCGATGAAGTCATATATTATGAAGGTGTAGATAAATCTCCAGAAATCTCACTTTCCCCAGGTATTTCATATGAACAGGTAAAACTTAAGTGGACTACTCTTGCTAGTCTTATCAACAGTTTTGATGGTACCACTACATCATTTGCAATAACATCTCAAGACAGTCCAATTGCTCCCCCTTCAGCACAGCATTTGGTTGTTTCTTTGTATGGTAATATTTTAGTTCCAAATATTGATTATACAGTTAGCGGATCAAATATTGTATTCACTACTGCACCTAGAACAAAAATTCCTGCTGATGATGCAGGTTCAACTTATATCTTCTATCTCAGCGGTTTTGTTGAGAACACCATTTATGGATTGGACAATCTGTCTGGTGCTTTTGGTGATGGTAAGAAGCAGTTCAGTCTAACTCGTAATGGAGTTAAGTATGAACCAGAAGTTGAAGAGTATTTGAATGTAATTTATGATAATCGTCTCTTAGTTCCTAAAGTTGATTACTTTATTGATGAAGACCAGTTTGTATTTAAAGTAGCACCCCTTAACGGTCGTTTCTTATCAATTTATTCAATTGAGGCACCCATCCCGTCTTTCGGTAATGGTGCAGTTGGTTTTTCTCGTATTAATGATAATGGACTTTTAACAAGTGTTTCATCTAGTGCTATTGGTACTGGATATCGCTTTGAATATCCTCCTCAAGTTAGCATTGACTCTGAGCAAGGTTCAGGTGCTGCTGCAACTGCCCTTGTCAATGGTTTGAAGTCAATCACCCTACTAGAGGGTGGAAGGGGTTACAGTTCGACTAACCCTCCTGTTGTGCAGGTTCAATCTCCTACCAAAACTGGTTCTAGTCAAGCAACTATTAATGCAACGGTTGTTGACGGTGCAGTTACTGCGCTGAATATTAGCAACTCTGGTTCTGGTTATACTTTTACTCCTAGAATTACTTTTGTTCAACCTGGTGGTGCAAAACTAGGTACTCCTGTAATTACTAATGGTCAAGTTACTTCCATTCCTGTTACTGATGGAGGTTTTGGTTATACTACTGCTCCAACTGTTTATATTGACGAATCAACTGGTTCAAACCCAATTAAGGCAGCATTGAGAGCAAATCTTACTGATGGTAAGGTTACCAGCATTACAATTTTGAATGCAGGGCAAGGATATACTACTACACCTAGGGTTGCTATTATTGACCCTGTAGGTGCACAGGTATTAGAAACTATTGTTGATGGTGATGGGCGTGTTATTAGAGTTGATCTACTGAATGGTGGCAGCGGATATGATGATGTGCCTTCAGTCTACATTGTAGATAATAGAACTAACGGTGGTACTGGCGCGACTGCAGTTGCTTCCATTTTCAACGGTCAAATCACTGATCTTAATATTAATGCCTTTGGTAGCGGTTACTCTGCTGCAAATCCTCCAGAGATTGTAATTCAAGCACCTCCTCAAGCAAAAGCATCTGTTGAAATTGGTCTTAATGAAGTTACAGGTTTCGTAGTTACTGAGTCAGGTAAAGGATACAATAAGGCAGCATTTACTGGATGTGCGAGAGCAGCATCTGGTATTACTAAGTACACTGAAACAGGTAATGCAGTATTCAGTAATAACACTGTAGCAGCATCTGCAACGGTTGGTTCAAGCGTTAAGTGTTTAGATGCGCTATTTGTTAAGAGACTACTAGACAAGTATACAGAACAGTTCTTACCTGATGTTCCAGAACTTGACTACTCTAAGATTGATGTTCGTACATCGATCAAAACTATTAAAGATTTTTATTCATCTAAAGGTACTTCGTTCAGTATTGCTTATCTGTTCAAGTTACTTTATGGTGAAACTGTTACGGTCACATATCCAAAAGACCAAATCATCAAACCCTCTGCAGCAACTTGGTCTATCGACACAATTTTGCGTGCAACCCTAGTAAGTGGTAATGCTGATAATATTAGAGATGGTTTGTTAACTCAAGAAGCAGATATTGCAGATCCTAACGTAACTGCTGCAAGTGCCTTAGTTGAAAACTATATTTCAATCAAAACCTCTGATGTAGAGATTTTTGAACTTGTTCTCTCAGAAGAAACTATTGTTGGGACGTTTACCGTACCATATAAGACAAAACTTGCTGAACCTCTTAATACAACCGATTCAATCATTACGGTTGACTCTACAATTGGTTGGCCAGAACGAAATGGTGAATTTGTTATTGGTGGTGGTACAACAACTGAACTTGTACAGTATAAAGAGAAATCACTCAACCAGTTCATCGAATGTACTCGTTCTGCAAACGGTATTGTAGAAGACTGGGATTCTGCAACTCAAGTTGCTTCTAACTTCACGGTATATGTGAATAGAGGAACTCCTCAAGAAGTAGTACTGAATGTTGTTGGTATTGTTGATGCACAGCAAACTGTTCTTACTGACACTGGTTCATACTACCTACCTGGTGATAAACTCACTGTGTCTAAGTTAGGTGGAACTAGTATTGATCCTCATTTAACTACATGGTTATATAACGTCAAAAAACTTATCAATGTTTCCACAGTTACCTTTGGAGGCGTTAATAATAGATTTGCAACTATTACTTGTTCAAACAATCACGGTTTATTGGTTGGTGATCAGGTTACAGTTTATGGTGCAAACCCAATCATCTATAATGGCACATTCCTTGTAACATCTAGGGATAGTGCAACAGTATTCCAATATCAGTTACCCCAACCCGCAACTGTGGTACCACAGGGTAATATCCTAGTATCTGTTGACTTGAACAAAGGTAAGTCTACAAGTAGTGCTGTATTGAATGCTATTGGTCCTTATACGACTAACGTTCAAAACTCATTCTTCAATACAAACTATGCATACCTAGCATCTACAGGTATTCCAAACTATAATATTGGTCCTTTCCCAGGATCTGCTCTACTTCCAGGAAACCAACGTAAGTTGAATCGTTTCCCGATTACTTCTACAACAATTTCTACAAAGAACACCGTTTCTCCAGGTCCTATCGGAACTTGGGTTAATGGCGTTTCTATCTGGTCTTATAAGTCAACTCTCAAGAAAACCTTTGGTGCTGTAACTAGCGTTGCTATTACAAATGCAGGTAAAGAATATGATGCTGCATCTCCACCAGTATTAACTATCAGTGGTGGCGGAGGAACTGGTGCAACTGCTGCGGTTGTTGTTAACGGTTCTGTTAATGAAATTACTGTATCTACAGGGGGTTCTGGGTTTACTTCTTCTCCTCTAGTCTCTATCGTTGGTGGAGGCGGTTCTGGAGCGTCTGCAACTGCTATTATTACAAAAGGGGTTGTTTCTAGAATTCTAATCAACTCAGGTGGTACTGGATACACCTCACAACCTTCTATTACTGTTGTTGGTGGCGGTGGTACTGGTGCTGCAGCAACTGCATCTGTTCGTGGTCCTATTCAGTCTGTTTCTGTTGGATCAGGTGGTATTTCTTATACTTCTACTCCTACTGTATCGTTAAGTTCTGGTAGTGGTGCTGTTGCACAAGCAATTGTACAGAATGGTCGTATTATTTCGATCGCTATCATTTCTGCAGGTTCTGGATACACAACTGCTCCCGAAATTACTATTCAGGGTGAAGGTTTTGGTGCTGTTGCTAGAGCATCTATTGATACTGATGGTGAAAACGCAGGTAGAGTTACAAGCATTACTATTGTTAACCGAGGTATTGGATATCTTCAAGGAACAACTATCATTAACCTGAACTCTGTTGGTTCTGAAGCAACTTTCACTGCAAACGTATTTGAATGGACTTATAACTTACAATCAACTACTACATTTGATGCTGCTAAGGGTTCTGTCTTTGAAGGATTTAATAATCAGTATGGTGGTGAGTATGCTCACTTATCAAACCCTCAAACACTAAGATATATTCTTGGTGACAACTTATTTGAAAATACATCAGGCGTAATCAAAGAAAAGGAAGACGGTTTAATACACTCTCCTATTATTGGTTGGGCATTTGATGGTAACCCAATTTACGGTCCTTATGGTTACTCCGATCCTACTGATCAGTCATCTGCGATTCAAAAACTTAATACTTCATATAGATTAAAGACAAATCTTGTTTATAATGTAGATTCTAACCCAAATCCTGTTAGAACAGCAGGTCCTTTACTATCTGCTGAGGCAGCAGGTAAATTTGTTGAAGACTATGAGTATGTGTTCGGTCTTGGTGCATTAGATCAGTATAACGGTAGATTCTGTAAGACTCCTGAGTATCCCGAAGGTAGATATTCTTACTTCGTTACTATTGATGCAACTGACGATGGTAATCCACTATTCCCTTATGTTATGGGTCCTAGTTTCAACTCTGTTGTTGATTCTTGGAACTTGAATGCTGATGCTGTACAACAAAATATTCCAGAAGGTGTTGTTAGATATCGTGACCCTTATGAGAATGTTGATATTGACGTTGAGAGGGCACCTAATGCTTCTACAAACGCTCTAACACTAGAGAATGGAGATGTATTACTATTTGATATAGAAGACGAAGATAGAAGTGGTGTTATTGAAGCGGATGAGATTGCTGATCCTGATCAGGTCTTTGAAGAGTCACCATTACAGTTATTTGATTACTTCCCCAAAGTCAAGTTTGACTCTAAGGTTGATATTGAAGTTGAAACAACTACTAAGTTTGAAGATGCTTCTGTAACTGGATTTACAGTTGAAAACCCAGGTATATCTTATCAGGTTAATGATAGACTAATCTTTGACAATACTGATACTGATGGTAGTGGTGTTTCTGCTCGTATTTCTAGAATTAAAGGTGAAGCGGTTGAAGCATATACATTTGAAAATGTAAGTGGTAATAACTTCGGTGTTCTTACCACAGTCAATCCTCATAACCTACAACCAGGTGACAGCGTATTTGTTGACTACACTCCTGTCATGGACAGCACTAATAAAACATTTGTTGTTCGTCAATTTAAAGGTATTGAAGAGATTGTAGTTAATCAAACTGGATCTGGTTATAATACTGATATTCCTCCTACTATCATTATCGATGGTAATGGAACTGGCGGTAGACTTGAAGCAGTTGTAACTTCTGTTGGTTCTATTGAAAATGTCAATATTATCAACTCTGGTTATGGATACACAAGCAATCCTAGAGTTATCCTTTCACATCCTCAAGTTTTCAAAAAAGCAGACTACTATGTCGCTAAGTTTACTAATAGAAACTATGTGAGGATCAGTGATGTATACATTAATGATTCTAAAGAAACTTATATTTGCGGTAAAACTTATGATGCTGCATCTAATGATGTTGCATTCATTGCAAAACTCTCTGCTACGGGTGTTAAGGAATGGGAAGCATCCTTAGAACTTCCAGGTGGTCAACAAGACTCTGAATTCCTCAAATTATATGTTGATGGTAAGAGTATCTGGGTTGTTGGTCAAAATAGTCCAAATAGTGCTATTCTTTCCTCTTATAACCCTGATGTTATTCTTTGTAAGTATACTGAAGCAGCAAACGGACTAAGTGCAGCATTAACCTTCCAAAAAGGTTATGCAGGTATCTCTGGTTCTACTCGTGGTGACTTTATCACTGCTATTAAGAAATACTCTGATACTAGATTCATTATTGGAGGATATACCAATACTAACTCTGGTGCACCGTATGATGCTTTCATTGCATCTATCGATACTAGTGGTAACTTTGCAATCAAGAGAAAGATTGCATCTTCTAACAAATCGGAAAAGATTACTGATATTGTTATCGATGGAACAGACGTTTATGCATCTTTAGAACTTGCTGCTACTCAATCTAACGCAGATATCGATACTGGTGTTGCTAAGATTGCTTTTGGTGTCAATACTATTACTGTAACTTGGATCAAGCAATTTACTAATAGTCTGTATTCTATTATGGATACTAGTCTTGCTATTGATGAATTCAAAGAACTTTATGTTACTGGTGGTCTAAGACTTAAGTCAGACGATACTACTAGAGATAGTTTCTGGGTTGGTAAGATTGATACAGATGGCACATTTATCTGGAACTATCGCTATCTTGCTCCAACTGGAGGATCTATTACTGTTACTCCTAGTTCTGCAATTGATATCTTTGGTGATTTAAACATTGCGTTTACTAGCATCAATAATACCAATACTTTACCTACAGTTGATACTGTTAAGATTGGTTATGACGGAAAAATTAAAAATCATACGACTAACCAATTTACACAAAACAATACTGAGGGTATTACTGCTTACTCTGTTGATGTTGATAACTCTGGTGATATTAATATTGTTGGACAAACTCAATGGAATAGAAACGAGTTTATCTTCCCCTTCACTGGAGGATCTCAAGTTGATACAACCAGTCACTACACATTAACTTCTACATCAACAAGCAACTCTATCACTTATGCCAATGATGTTGCTAAGATCCATGGTTATGCAGATGGTCAAACTACTTGGACTCAAGGTAATCTTCAAATTACTTCTGCTCAATTAGGAGCAAGACTTAATAGTGACTTCACTGTTGAGATGATGGTTTATAAAGATACTAATACATCAAGTTTAACTGGTGGTAGTATCACTCAACATACTCTTCTTGCTATCGGTGATGCTGAAGAGGCAACTGGTGCTCTTTGGTTATATTATGACGTAAGTAGCGGATACTTAGAACTTGTTGTAACTAACGGATCTACTAAACTCAATAGTGCATCTGGTGCAGGACAGTCCTCCCTCAACAATATGTTTGCCGACAACACTTGGCAATTCATTGGATTGAAGAGAGAAGGTAATATCTTTACTGTTTATGTGAATGGAATTCAAGCGATTCAATCTACAGTTCCTTCTACTGCTCTTGGTAGTAAGCATCTTTATGTTGGTCAGATCCCTGGTAGATCTGGTAGTGCAGGTAACTTTAGAATCAATGAGCAAGGTCAGTTCCATGTTGATAACTTTAGATTAAGAAACAGAGCGATTACTCCTTCTGTTCCTTCTGATGTTAGTGCATTCCCATCTGCAGGTGGATTTGGTTTCCAATACACTTGGACTGATACTGCATGGTTCACTACTAACCTTAACAGATATGATCTGATTGATTATGATGGATTCTCACTTAAAATTGATAAGAATGCTGATGCTGCAAGAATCGGTACAGTTTCTACTCAAACTAATACTCAACTAGGATTTACTAGAACTGCTGTTACTCCTGTAACTGGTAGTACTCTTACAATGCAGAATACTGGTTATGCTTTATCTGAGGCAGGATTCCAATCTCTTGACTTTGATGATGCTACAATCAATATGACTCCTGCAACTGAGACTCTTACTTATACTCAGGATGTTTGGAGTTCTAGAACTGCAACTGTTCCTTCTCCTGGATCTCAGAAACTTAATGTATCTGCTGTTGTTAAAGACAGATATTTCTTCAAGGTTACTCCTACAACTAAGATTGATAACATTCAAGAGTTAACGATAAATCAGGCATTTAGGTTTACTGTTGGTAGTAAGTTACGTCTAAACAACGATTCTGGGTCATTTGTCAACAGCGGTTATATCGTAAGAGTTGATGATGCAAATAATAAAGTATATCTTGCTGTAAACAATAATACATGGACAGATGATACTGCTACTGGAAACTTAGTAACTGAACAGTTTAGTGAGCAATCAACTTATGGTATTGTTGGACCTATTCCAAATGATATCAACGTTATTGAGGGTTATACATTCCCATTAGTTAATAATACAACTCCAGGAACTTTTGATATTGATCTTGACAAGTATAACTTAGATGGTACTTACAACGCAGCAGGTAGTCAAAATCTTGACTCATTTGCTAAATTCAAACCATTTGCAACTATTGATTACTCTGTAAGAATCGATGAAGTATCTGGTTCTTCCCCATTCATTGTTGGTTCTGTTGTACAACTGACTTCTAGTGATATCTCATTCAATGCAGCATATAGCACAACAACGATAACAAACTTAACTGGCGTAACCAAAATTACATTAGTTGCTAATCTTGATAAGATCTTGCAAGTTTCTTCTGTTGCAAACAGTGATGAAGTTTACGTTATTACAAGTACTAGTCATTACCTTTCTGTAGGAGACGTAATTTATGTTGATGGTAACCCATCTCAGACTGTAGGTAGTGTTGTATACGATGAATATGATGGTGCGTTCCCTGTTGATCGTGTTATCAGTCCTCTTGAATTCACTTATAAGTTAAATCAAGCAGCAATTACTTCACCTGCCACATCTGCAGGTAGTGTAAACATCTTTATGAAGTCTCCGACTTTGAAGATGTACTATGGTCACCAATATATCTTTGACTTAAGTCATTCTTCACTTGTTGGTGGTAACCTTTCCTTTGCTAAGGATAGTCTATACAAACTTGAATATTCATTCAACTCTATTGAAAGGGTTGGAACCCCTGGTGTCACTGGAGCAGGAGCACCTACTCCATCTGTGAAACTAAAAGTTGACCCAACAATTGTTACTAATATTTCTTACTACTTTGACCCTTCTAGAACTGGTTCTGATTCTCCTGTTGTGCCTGGTAGTTACCTCGATGTTGTAGACTCTCCATATAAGGGAAACTTTGAGATTTCCTCTATTGCAGGTCAGACTATTACTCGTGGTGCTGATATTATCAAGTTCCCTCTTCTTAACGAACCAGAGGGTGCTGCTGATATCAACCAAGCAAGTTATGCAACTTCTTCCTTAAGAGCAGTTGGATCAATTAACGCTGTTCGTATTGTAAACCCAGGTGGTTTCTATACTAGATTACCTATCGTTTCTAGCATTCAATCAACTAGACAGATTGAAAGAGTTCAAATTAATGATCCTGGAACTGAATATGCTGTTGGACAATACACCAGTGTACCTATTACAGGTGACGGTGAAGGTGGATTTGTTACTATTAATGTTGCTGATGGACAAGATGCCAATGGCGTAACTATCCCTGGTCAGATTCAACTAGTAACTGTTACATCTCCTGGTAAAGGATACACTACAGCAAGTATTGATATTGAGTCAGTGTCTGGTATCTTAGGATCTGGTTTGACTGGATCTGGTGCTGAAGTTGTAGTTGTTATCCCACCATTCGGTTCTGGTGCATCTATCTTCACTCAAGGATCTAGTGTTGGTAAGATTAAGAAACTTAAAAATAATAACTTTGGTTATGACTATCCTCATGACTACACATTACGTCCTGAGATTACATTCCCAATCAATGCTCAGTTAACATCTACAAGTATTCTCGATAGTATTACAGTTACCGATCCTGGTACTGGATATTCTCAAGCACCTGCTGTTGTCATCACTGGAGGTGGTGGTAGTGGTGCTATTGCAGAAGCAACAACTAAGAACGGTCGTCTTGATACTATTATTGTTAAAGATCCTGGTGCAGGATATTCTTCAACTCCTACTGTATCACTAAGATCTTCATTCAACTATGTTGTTAACCTTGACTTGGGACTCTTACAGTTCGCTTTCCCACATGGTATTACAAACGGATCTGCTGTCACACTGAATGTTGTTGACACTGGAGACGGTGTTGCATATCCTCTATCTGCAGGTGCTGTTGGTAGATTGAATGGAACTACTACTTACTATGCTATTGCAGGTTCTGCTAACTCTCTTGAAAATGATCAATTAAAACTCGCGATTACTTCTGCTAACGCTGCACTTGGTGATGCATTGGCATATGTAAACGCAGGTACAGGTCGTCAACAGGTTCTTACCGAATCATTTGGTGGTGCTGCTACAGCAAACGTTGTTACATCTACTTTCTTAGAAGGAGAACTTGTATATCAAGGTGAATCTTTATCTACTTCAACTGCAACTGGATATGTTTCTACTAACGCAGGTTGGCAAGTTGGACCTAGAGTTCTTAAGATTGTTGACTATACTGGAGAGTTCTCTACTGGTCAAAGAATCACTGGTGTGATTTCTAAGTCTTCTGGTATCATGACTGATATCAAAGTTGCTAAAGGTGTTCTTGAGATTGGTTCTGTCACTAAAACTACAGGTCAGTTTATCGATGACGTTGGTAAACCATCTGAGATTATTCAGAAGATTCAAGATAGTTACTATTATCAAGACTTCTCATATGCTGTTAAGTCTGCTGTTTCTATTGGTGAATGGAAAGAGATTCTTATCAAGAACGTTCACCCCGCATCATTCAAAGTATTTGGTGAGTTAGATCTCAATGATTATGGATTTATTCCTAATAAAGAGACATTCTTCCAGTTAACTAAGTCTGTTGAACTTGCAAGAGATGCAATTGTTCCTAATATTCAAAACTTTGCTCTTGTTGAACCTGTTTACTCTGAGTTCAATAATACTGAAGTACTATTCAGACAAAAACGACTAACTTCTTCTGAGAACATTCTAACTTCTGTTGTACAGAGACTTGATGATATTTCTAGTCAGTTTGATGGTCAAAAGATTTCCTTCCCTCTAACTGTTGATGGTAACAACGTTGTTGCGAATGCTAACCAGTTGATGATTGTTCTTAATGGTGTTGTTCAAACTCCAGGAACTGCATTTGAGATTCAAGGTGATTCAGTTGTCTTTGCAGAACCACCTCAACCTCCTGCAAGTGTTAAGTATGTAAACGTTTCTATCAATCAGATTGCAACTGTTGCTCTAACATTCAATAATATCAGTGGTATTTTCCCAACTGCAGGTATGACCGTAGTTGGCACATCGTCTCAGGCAAGATTGACTGTTACCACTGTTGTTGGTAATACTATCAATGGTTTCATCACTCAAGGAACATACACTATCGGTGAACTAGTAACTGTTGGTGCAACTGGTTTTGCTGCTAACGTTGCTACTGTAACTAGCATTTCTAATATCGGTCTGTTTGTCTTCGGTGAAAACATTACGAACCTTACAGGCGATACTGCAAAAGTTGAACAAATTAACCTCGCCAGCGGTGCAGAAACTCCACTTGCTCAGTTACGATACACCATCGGTGCAGCGACTACAACTATTGAGATGGTTGCATACAAGACAGATAATACTGGTACTGACTATCAAGTCACTGCAGGTGTGTTTGTTGCAGCAACTAACTATCAATTAGGATCTGAAATCTTCAGAGTAGATTCTGTTACTCAAAATACTGACTCAACAACTCTTGTTATAACCAGAGGTCAGAACGGAACTACACCAGTTTCTCATCAAGAAGATGCTCCTAGTTACAGTACTGACATTTCTATTACTAATGCACTTACATTAAGTAAGATTGCAGGTACTTATCAATCAACACCTGGATTATTCGATATTCAGTTAAATGATGTTATTATTGGTGCACAGTCTGGTGTTGTTGCTCGTGTTACCCAAACTTCAACCTACCAAGATCCTACAACTCAAGAGTTTATTGGTCAGGTTAACATTTCCGAAGGTTCTTCCTTCTTTGGATTACTATTCAACAGAATCACTTCTCAGACATATCCGAACGTCGTTCTTGATGATATCTCCAAGTCTCAGATTGGTATTGTTGATTTCACTGACAACAGTACTGCATTCGATAGTAGTTTCCCTGCTAATGAGCAAATAAACAACTATGTCATTCCTTATGATAACTTAACTGGTACATTCCAAGAGAATGAGTATATTCGTAACTATAAGATTGAATATGGTAATAACCAAGGTGAATTCCTTCCTACAGAATCTGCTAAGATCAGAAAACTTACTTTCACTGACAGAATCGGTTCTGGATTCTTCCAAGCAGGTCAAATTATTAGATCTAGAGATACTAAGGCAGAAGTTATTGGTGCAAACTCTGCACGTTCTACTATCTTCCTCGGTAAGGTTGGTAGATCACAGCGTGGTGGTTTAGATTATAATATTCCAACTTGGGAAGGTGAAGCACAGATTGATACTTCAACTAAGAAGTTTGGTACTGCATCTCTTCTTTTAGGTAGAGCAAATCATACTCACACATTTGTAAGTGGCGTTGCTAATGCCATCCAAGCATCAAACGGTGCTACTTCTACACATACTGCTGTAGCGGGTACGACTTATGATCCTGAGGCAGGAACATTAGTCATCAATATTGGAACCCATAGTTTGACTACAAGTAATAAAGTTACTATTGCTGACGGTGGTTTAACCTTTACTTGTACTGCTGATAGCAATACAACAAATCATCCATATCCAAGATCAACTGATCCTGCGTCTGGACAAGCATTAACAATCTCTGCGGTAACTTCAAATACGATTACTGTAGATGTTGGTGTTGCACAAGTTTCTTTAGATTACTTAAGTGTTGATTCTAGCAGTGATTTTGCATGGGGAACTGCAGGATATACTATTGAACTTTATATCAAGGCAGCAGCATCCTCTATCAGTGGTATTCATTCTATCCTTGACTTTAGAACAGCATCCACTGATGCTGCAGGTCATCTCTACTTAAATGCAGGACAAGTTCGTTACAACGTAAGTAACTCTGATGTTGTAACTTCTGGTGCAACTACGATTGCTCAAGATACTTGGACTCATATCGTTGTTCAAAGAACTTCTACTACTGTTAAGATCTTCATCAATGGTGCTGAAGCAGGAACTGGAACTGATAGCACTAACTATGCTGCCAAACCATTTGTTCTTGGTGCATCTTATGCCCTTGGAAATGCATTCTATGGTCATATCGACGAACTTAGATTGAGTGCTACTACTCGCTATTCTACTATTCCGTTTACTCCTGTAAATGGTATTTTCCAAGGTGATACTAATACTAAGATTCTATGGCACTTTGATGGTGCTGATAAGCAAGTATTCTTAGAAGACTGGTCTGGTACTCAAGATTTCACTATCAACGAATACATTAATAACGATGCAATCCGTGCAACTGCTAGATTGATCGGTGGTGTTCATAAATTTGTTTCTGCATCGAGTAATGCAGTATCTGTAACTGGATCAAGTAGTTTCACTCCAACTGCAGTTGATTATGATGCAATTACAGGTTCGATGGAAATTAATATCGGATCTCATAGTTATACAACATCTGATACTATCACGATTGCTGCAAACTCTTTAACCTTCACTTGCTCGAAAGATAATCATGCTACTCAGCATACTTATCCTCGTCTGACTGATCCTTCTTACGGTGCAACCCTTGCTATCACTGCAGTTACAGGAACTACAATTACTGTCAACGTTGGTGTTGCGAGCAGAGGATTCAATAAAAAGACACACAGATATATCAATGCTGCTGATAACCTCATCTTAAATAAAGACTTCATTGCTCAAGAAGCAGTGTATATCATGAAGGAACGTTATCCTTACTTCACCGTTCTTGGTGGAGAAGTTAACTGTGAAGATGATGTTAAAGACATTGTAAGTGCAATGATTGAAGACTTTAGAAATGGATCTAACAGTCACATTTGGGATGCTGCTGCACTTTATGTTAATAGAACTACAAACCCAATCACTCTTCTACATGTTTCCGATGATCTAGTAGAATCTCTGTATGTATTGGAGACTGTTGGTAAACTACTTAAGTATGTTATCACTAACACTCCATGGGATGTTCAAGGTGATCATGGTTTCACTCAGAAGTTTGATTCTACAATTACTGAGTCTGACTACCTTTCACAATCAGTAACTCAGTTTACTGCAACAGGGGCAACATATAATCCTGCTACTGGTGACATGGTTATCACCTCTAGTGGTCACAACTTAGTAAGTGATACTACTATCACAGCATCCAATGCAACTTATAATGCTACAACTGGTATATTGGTCATCACTTCTAATGGTCATAACTTAGAAAATGGTGATAGTATTCAACTTGCTGATAATTCATTGACATTCACATGTACAATGGATGGCAATTCTACAAACCATACCTATCCAAGACCTAACGATCCTGCTGCTTTAGGTTGGTTAGAAGTTCAGAATAAGACTACAAATACTTTTGAACTAAATGTAGGTAAGTCACCTACTGTTAACTATCAACCAACAGGTGCAACTTACGATCCTTCAACTGGTATCGCTGTTCTAACACTTCCTAATAATAACTTGGAAGTTGGTCAGTCAATTAAGATTACACAAGATTCATTGACCTTCTCTAGAGCAACTGGTGGAAATGGAACTCTTCCTGCTTCTGATAAGATTGTTTCTATCACACAAAATGGTGTAACATCAACTGCTACAGGAGCATCTTATGATCCTGCAACTGGTGTTTTACAAATCACTCAGAATGCTCATGGATTTGTTGTAGGAGATAAGATCAGAATTGCTGATAATTCACTCTCATTCACCTGCACTAAAGATGGTAATCATGAGACTAAGACTTATCCTCGTTCCACTGATCCTTTCTCTGGAAGATTCTTAAGAATCTCTGCTAAGACAGACAATACATTTACAGTTAATGTTGGTCCTTCTGCTGCTGCAGATCAATATGCTCATACTTTCGTATCTGCATCTGCAAATGGAATCATTAAGAAGAACAATACTATCACGGTTGACATTGGAACTGATTCCAATACAAGCACACATACATTTGCAAGTGCAACCTCCAGTGCAGTCGTTTCTGGTGGTAACTACACTCACACCTTCGTATCTGCAACTTCAAATGGTATAACTAAAGCAGGTGACGCAGTATTCCTTGCTGACGGTGCTATATCCTTTACTTGTTCCAAAGATGGAAACCAAAAAATTACCGCATACCCAAGATCTACTGATCCTGCTTCTAAGCAAGTCCTCAAGATCTCTGCCCACACCACGAATACGTTTACTATCAACGTTGGCGCATCAAGTGCTGATGATCAATACACTCACACCTTCTCAAGTGCAGTAAGTAATGCTATTACTAAATCTGAGTACAGTCTTACTGATTGTGCTGATGTTATCACTACTGCTGATAATCTACTTGATATCGTCACTGACACCCTAACATATGCTTCTGCTGCATCACCTGTTGATTATCTTGCAACTGTAACTAAATCTCTACCTGCATATGAATTTGTTGGTGGTACAGTCAATTCCTTCTCAGAGGTTCCATTTGTTGTTGATTATCATAATGGTACAACAGATCAAATCTACACTAATCAGATTGATGAAGATGCTCGTGGTAGATTCCGTGATGCTGCTAACTTAATTAGAGCAAATAGAAAAGTTATTGTTGATAAAGCAGCATATGATATGCTCACAAGATATCCTGATCTTGCACTTTCTATGCCTAGAAATGCTAACGGTACATCTACTGATGGTACGTTGCGTTGTAAGACTGACCTTGGATTAATCTTGGATGGACTTGCTGATGATGTCTATGACGGTGGTAACTTAGAAACTATCACTGCTGCTAAGTTCTATATTGGAAATAGTGGTGAGTTGCAATATATTAGGTTGCAAGTTTGGCAATCTGTTTATGCACATGAAAGACTTGGATTCTATGCCAAGCAAGCAGTTACTGGTGATCTAACTTATGACAACACTGACGGTATTATCGTTGGTGACTGGGGTATTACTAATGACGCAGGTGGATGTGCAAACGTCAAGACTGCTATTGACAACCTCGTAACTACAATCAATGATATTATCGCTCCTACTGGTGCTGATTTTGAGATTGCTGCTGATAGACTTTACTTCAATAGAAACTTTATTGCAGAAGAAATTACTGGTCTCATCACTACTGAGTTTACATATCTTCTGAACAATGTTCAGTATCAAGCATTCACATATCCTAACGGTGCTCTTGGTGAAGCAAAATGTCAGAGAGACTTGAAACTCATCATTGAAAGTGCAATTTCTGACTTACAGACTGGTGGAAACAACTCTACTATCGATGCTATCAGTAAGTATCTAACTGCTGCTTTAACTCTTAATATCGTTGATGGAGTTGAGCAAGAGTTACTTGCAACTGTATATGGTATTCAGCAACTTTCTTCACTTGGTGAGAAAGCAATTGATAACTTACTCTATGCAAATGGTGAAGATACAGGTGGCACAGCAGGTGCATACAGTGCATTACATACTGATGATGCTGCAGTTCGTGATTCATTATCACTAAGTTCTGCGATAACTGTTAAGAATAGATGGAAAGAACTTATTGAACTTGCTATTAATATTCTTGCACCCGCTAGACAGATTGGTAGAAGTGCTGCAAAACATGTCCTTTACAACCGTAACTACTTCTTACAAGAGATTCAAACACAAACTCTTGCTCAGTTTGGTACAGGTTCATGGGTTTATGATGATTTCGTCAACACTACTGTTAATGATATCGTTCATGATCTTGTTACAACTGACACTAAGAAGAAAACAACTGCATATAATATTACAATTCAGAGTGTAAGTTCAACAGCATTCCAAGTCGGTGAAGTTGTAAGATCTAACGTTGGCGGTTATGCAACTGTCCTTGAATATGATTCTGACACTAACTTCTTCGTTGTTGGTCCTTTTACAGGCACTGCATGGGTTGCAACTAATACACTGACAGGTAAGACATCAGGTGCAACTGCTACTATCTCTAGTGGTGGAGTTGGTAGTGCTTATGACTGGTACACTGAAGTTGCTAACGTTAGAACTCTTGCAAGCGCAAGACTTATTACTTCTAATATCTCTGGTCAGATTGCAGGTACAAACCTCTGGACTAACCCTGAGGCATATGGAATCAACTGGACTCCTACAACTAATGTAACTATCACTGATAACGCAGGTCTTGCTCCAGATGATACTCAAACTGCAGAAGACGTTACTCCTAATAATGGTCAAAATGGACAGCATGAAATTAACAGAGATTATAACTTAACAGCATTTGAAACCTTTGACTCTGGCACAGTTACTTTCGATACTACTAACGAATCGTTTGATACTGGTTCTCCTGGAACTTCTGCAACACAGCAGTTTACTTTCTCTGGATTTGCTAAAGCATCTGGTTCACAATCGATTAGATTCCAACTACAACTTGATCCAGGTGGTGCAGGTGAACAGAACGCATTCTTCGATCTCAACCTTTCAAACGGTACAACTGGAACAGTATTTACTCCTCAGGGTGGTATTACTGCCGATGCATTCGGTGCTATTCCTCTTGGAAATGGTTGGTACAGATGTTACATCACATGTACATTCTCCTTCGGTTTCAATACTCTAAGATCTAAGTTTATCATTAAGAGTGGTGCAGGTGCTACTGTTTGGACTGGTGATGGTTCTACTGGTATTCTTGTTTGGGGTGCAAAACTTACTAAGGGTGCACTTGATCCTTATCAAGCACAAAGTGGTAAAACATTCTTCTCTGATACTGAGTTTAATACTAAAAACTACATTCTTGAATTGCTACAGCAATACATGATTGCTACTCTTGATAATAGTTTGACATCTCCTTCTACTGCTGCAGGATTCTACTCCTTCTACAGTTCTACTGATGCTGCAAACTATACTAAGGCATCTGTTTCTGCGATGCTCAGAACTAACCTTAGAATCATCACTAATCAGTTAAGTAACGATACTTCTTATATCGGTATTACAACTTATAATGGAATCTCTATTCCTACAAAAGCATACGGAAATGCAGTTGTTCCTGTTGGTGTCAACGGTGGACTTAATCCTGCTGACTTTGTATACGGTTTACTCAGCAACGCATATTGTGAAGTTGAATCTGTCACTCTCAATGAGGGTCTAGTCGCACAGGTCTACTCTAGATTTAGAATTGATGGTGATATCACTGATGGTCCTTTCACTATGAATGAAGTTGTTGCCAAGCAAGGTGCACCTTCGATCACGGGTGTTGTTTACGGGTTCCATGAGGATGCTAACTTCAAGTATCTTGATGTTAAGATTACAGCAGGTCCTTGGGCAATTACAGATAACGTTGTTGGTGCAACTAACTCCACTACTGCTCAGATTAGTGCTCTTGAAACTCGTGTTCATATCATTAATCTGAAGGGTGATTTTGTTGCTGACATTCCATTCAAAGGTTATACCTCTGGTGCTACTGCACAACCTACTTCATTCTTGAAGACAGAAGCAGCAATCACTGATAATACTGGTGGTAAGTTGACTGTCGATACTGCATCTCTCTTAGGTAACTTTGAGACAACTGCAGTTGTTTATCCTTCATCTTCCAGACAGTATATTACGGTTTCTAAGTACGCAGGTCTGGACATCGGTGTTGGTGACAGAATCGCATCTGTCGGATACAAGAGATTTGGTATTAATATTATCAGTGGACTTAATAACTTCACTGTTGGTAACAGACTTTATAAGGTTGTATCTGGTGTTCAAGATTCTGCCACATACGGTATCATTACTGATGTAGACATTGCAAATAACTACGTCTACATGGTTGAGTATCAAGGAACATTTACTCAGGGTGATCAGATTGGTGATTACGGGTTAGCAGCAACATTCCCCGTGGGATATGCTTCTATCGCAACTATCGTTACAACTGCAGGTGCAGGTGCTGCTCTTGTACAGGATGTACGTCCAGACGGTGTTAATAAGCGTCTGTATCTAAGTGACGTTGCAGGAACATTCGGTGTTAGAGATGCTATCAAGGGACCTGATTCATATGGTTCTGTCATCGTCACTCAAGTTGATCTTAAGGCAAGAGTCAAGAGATCCTTCAAGGGATTTGATGGTACACAGACTACATTCAATCTGTCACAGAACAATGGCACCTCATACCTCCCAGATCCTGCAGGACACCTCCTAATCTTCGTTAATGGTATCTTACAACCACCAGGTGCTACTAACGCATACACAGCGTTCTCTAACCAGATTCAGTTTACTGAAGCACCTGATCTTGGAGCATCCTTCACTGGATTCTACATTGGTAAACTTAGACAGTTGGATGACATCTCATTCGAGTTTGACTCATTGAGACAGTCCTTCAACCTTAAGCGTAATGACGTGTTCTACTCATTGACACTGACTGATGGTGTTCAGTCTAGTGTGATCAGACCTGAGAACAACATCATCTGTTCGCTCAACGGTGTGATCCAAGAACCTGGAGTTGGTTTTGAGATTGTTGGTTCTAGAATCATCTTCTCTGAGATTCCTAGATTCGGATCTACTTTCGTCGCATTCTCTTATGTTGGTTCTGAAGCAGACGTTGACGCTGCTGAGGTTGTACCTCCAATCGAACCTGGTGACTTTATTGACATTCAAGGTGAGACTTCAGACAGAGAAGTTGCTGTTATTGAATCTTCTAACTCTCTAATCACATTTGATTATCTTGGATCTGTATTCGGTCAGAACGCATCTGCAACTGCGGTCTTGACATCTGGATTCATTGACACAGTTCAAGTCACTGGTGGAGGTTCTGGATATACTTCTAGACCTACCGTAAGAATCGACTCCATCTCTGGATTCGATGGAAACATTCGTGCCTTGGTTGGTGTTGCAGGTGTTGAACTCAGTGCAACTGGTTCTGGATATCAAAATCCAGGCATCAGCGTTGACACTGTTGTTCCTGATGATTATGTTGCTCCTGACCTTTCAACTTACGGTGAAGAGTTAGTAGACCCCGAAACCCCATAAATAACTAAAAATCGTAGCGAGTAATGGCTAAGCAAACTCTTGGTCTTGGCACATCGGCAAATGACAACACAGGGGATACCCTGCGAGTTGGTGGCGATAAAGTCAATGACAACTTCAATGAAATCTATGCAGCGTTAGGTAATGGTACGACACTTACTGTCGATACCACTAACCCTGCTGTAGGGCAAGTATTAAGGTATAACGGTGCCACATTTTTGCCATCGGATTACACCAACCTGACTGCAGCGTTGGATGTAAATGGTAATAGTATCATTTCATCTTCAAACGGTAATATCCCACTCGCTACGAACGGAACTGGCGATATTACTCTTGCTGCAGGTGGTGTTACTTCTACTTTCGATGGTGCGACTGGTGGTGTAGATATTCCAACTACGATTTCTTATAAGAACGAATATAACGCATTAGGTTCTGCCCCTGCTGCAGCAACTTATACTGGTTATTATTTCACGGTTAATGGTGATGATAATCCATATGTAAATATTAATATTACTGCAGGTGGTGTTGGAGATACAAGAGCAAAGTTACTTACTGAGTATTCTAGTGTTAACATGCTATCTGATGTTGATACAACTACAACTCCTCCTAGTAATGATCAAGTTTTAAAGTGGAATACTTCTACTTCTAAATGGTTACCTGCTGATGATGCTGCAGGTATCGGTAGTATTAACGTATTCGCTTCTGTTGCAGGTGATACAGGATCAACAACAGCAAATAGTCAAACAGATACATTAACTATTGCAGGTGGTAGTAACATTACTACTGCAGTCGTTGGAGACACTGTAACAGTGAACTTCTCTGGAACTTTAACAACAACACTTGCTGCTCTGACTGATACTAACACATCAGGTCTAACTCAAGGTGATATGCTGTATTGGTCTGGATCTGAATGGATTCCAACTCCTACATCTGGTCCTATCATTTGGTATGAGGTAGGTGCACCTGTAGAGAACTCAAGTAGTGACTTCCTAATCAACGGACCTGGACTTCCTGCAGGAGAAAACCGTGACCCAACGTTATATCTGCATAGAGGATTTACTTATGCATTTGATAATACCGTTGAAGGTGGAGGACACCCATTTAGGATTCAATCCACACAGGGTTTATCAGGAACACCATATACAACAGGACAGACTGGTAGTATCACTGCAGTATTATATTGGACTATTCCTTTTGATGCTCCATCAACTCTTTATTATCAGTGTACACTCCATGCTGCAATGCAAGGAACCATTAACATCGTATCATAATAAATGGCAAGAACTGTCCCAGGAACAGGTGCATCGATCGAACCTATCTTTGATGAGGTGTTCGGTGTTCGTGCTGTAAAAGTTTTAAACGGAGGATCAGGTTATGATCCTGCGGATCCCCCTCGCCTAACAATTACAGGTTGTGGTACACCAACTGTAGCAGCATTATTATATCCGATCATCGGTTCTGGTGGACAAATTGTTCATGTAAGAGTTTTAGAAAGAGGAAGTGGATATGATCCTTTACGTTTGCAGATCATTCCAGAACAAGAAACACCAAACGTAGTAAATTCATTTGATTTCAATAGAATATGGCAACGTCATCCTAACTCATTAACACAAGGAACTTTTGCATTATCTGGTACTGCAAAAACTGATAGATTAACTATCGTATCAGATAATCATCCAAAACCTTCACAGGTTTATGTAAATGAAAGACAACCTGGAGGTTCTACTGATGTTGTAGATAGAAACTTCAATCAAGAGTTTGTATTTCGTGGCGGTAAAGACGTTCCAAATCCAGGAACTAGAGAATTTCAAGAAAATAAAGCAGTTGGTATATTAGCAAATGGTGGTCTATTACATACCGCTGATTGGGGCGTGGCAGGTAATGCATTTACAAACTTCCCCATTGATGTAATTAAATATGATTATGTAAAAAATACTACTGCATATGATACTATCAATGATAGTGGAGTTCATTATTATCATACCAGTAAAACTATAGATGAGTTTAAAATTGGAAAAGGTGTATTTGAATGGGGTTTATTAAGAGTATTCATTTGGAATGTTAAGGTAGAATTTGATAATGTAATGCTACCTGTAGATCAGATTGATGAGACTCTTGGTGCTATTGAAGTTGGTAGAATTGTTGATGATATTGCGGGAACTGGGCGTGGAGAGATTGCAAAGATTGTTAGAAATAGTCTAGGAGTTATAACAAGAATTTATCTAAGACTTCTTACTGGTGATAGTTTTGCTAATGGTGATCTTTGCCTAGGTTCTAACGGGTTTAAGTTTAGAGTATCTGCAGATCCTATTACTTTCAACAATGGTCTGTTTTATATCGACTTTGGTACTCATGCAAATGAGTTTGGTGCTTTTACATCAGGTCAGTATTATCTTGCTCCAGAAGATATTAAAGTTCATCAGAATAATCTTATTATATGGAATCAGTCAGATAGTTCAAATAGTCAAGGTAATGCACCACATCCTATGCAGTTCTCTACAACTGCAGATGGAACTTTAAATGGTGGTACATTATATTACACAAGCACAGGATCATCAGGAAACGTTGTTGCAGATTACGAAAATAGCTTGCAACCATGGTTCATCATGAATGGTGATGAGACGCAGAAAATATATTACTATTGTGCTAATCACAGATATATGTCTGGGTATGCAGGTGACGAAGGTTATATTCAACTTGATACTGCAACACAAACTGGAACAGCAGGAGTTACCCCTAACACATATTATATCAACGGTTATTACGGAAGTGGAGCAACGTTAGATTATTCAAGATATGCAGATGGTCACTCTAGAATCCTTGGTATGTCCTTTGATGGATACCCGATCTATGGACCATGGGGATACAATTCTTCTGGTGCAGTAGCAAGGGAAACTTCTAGTTTCCGTTTAAGGACTACAGCAGAAATTCAAGGTGCTAGACCTATTGTAAACACTGCAAGCACTGTGACTTATGCAGTTACTGTTGCTAACGGTGAGTTTGCATTTGATGGATCATCGCCAGAATTTCTGAATCTGTATAGAGGAAAAACTTACATTTTTAATCAAGATGACTCGACAAATGACGACTCAAACCATGTCCTATTCTCTACTCAGACGGATGGTTGGCACAGTAGCAATCCTGCTGTTATTGGTGATACTTCAGTTCTCTATTCTGGCAATGGTATCTCGTACTGGATTGATGGAGCGAGCGTTACATACGCACAATACCTCAGTGGTTTCAACCTTGCTACTACTAGAGAGATACGATTTACAGTTCCAGTAGATGCACCTACAGTACTATACTTATTTGGTTACCTCAGACCTGGATATGGAGTCAGACTAGTTAACGATGGTTATATTTTAGGAGATCTTACATCAGATTATATTTACGATTCTACTGTAGGAACCTTAGATGCATATAATGGTAAGTTTGGTGTAACGCCAGAGTATCCTAACGGAACTTATGCTTACTTCATGACTGAGGATGGTAGTGGTAATCCTGTGTATCCATATGCTATCGGTCCACAGTATTATGGTGCTCCTATATTTGAAGGTGATACTGTTCCTGCACAACCATCAACATTCCCATCACTAGCAACAGGTGATGTTGTACTTGCAAGTAACGGTTCTGTTGCTTATGTCAAGATGACTAGAAAAGGTGATAACTTCTTTGGTCCTGCTAAAGCAAAAATTCTTGGTGGTGAAGGATCTGGTGCAGTAGGTGCTCCTACTGTTCAAACTGTTACTGGTTTATCTCTGCTCAATCAAGGTAGAAGTTATGCATCTCCTCCAACGCTCATCTTTGAAGGTGGTGGTGGACAAGGTGCACAAGGTGCTGCTGCGATTGATACCTTAGGTAAAGTTACAGGTGTCAATATTGTTGATCCAGGTGAGTTCTATCAAGAAGAACCTTATGTTCTCATTTCTGGTGGTGGAGGTATTGGTGCAAAAGCAGAGGCAAATATATCACAGGGTGTTATTACAGGTATTAATATTACCGACCCAGGTGAAGGATATACTTCTGTACCAAATGTTATCTTCACTAAACTTGTAAATCTTAAGCGTAAGACTAGAGCAAGACAAGCATTTAACTCTAGTGCAATTTACCTTACTGGTCTTGTCAAAGATGTTAGTGCAAATGATACAAGCATATTTGTTGACTCAACAGATGCATATCCTGGATCTGGTCAAATCATTGTCAACAAAGAGACTATTGCATATACTAGTAAAACTGCAGGTAAATTTACTGGTCTAACTCGTGGTGTAAACTTCAACTATGATCAGAGAGTCGTATTAGATACTATTCAAAACTTACCTGATGGAACTTCTAACTATAAGTTCAACGTTGGTGACAGAGTTATACGTCGTGTTGAGAATGCTAATAATAAAATTGCAAAAGTATATGATTTCGACGCTGCTACTAGAGAACTTCTAGTTACATTTGAAGTTGATGAACTAGCATTTATTGATGGTGGTAGACCTTCGACTGAAGATGCTATTGTACAGTTTGATGCAGGTGTTGCAGCATCTTCTGGTGCAGGTATTTTACCACACGTCGTTATTGATTCAGTAGGAAATAGTATTCCTACACTTACAATTCCTCTCGGATCATTAACCGATAAAGACTTTGAAGATGATGATGAGAATGCAGGAGCAGGTGATGGTATTCCTGACTTGGTGAATACTTCTACTGACTATGCTAGTCAAATTAATCTTGATGGTGGTATATTCAGTTCACTTTATGGTATTGAGGAGACTCAAGGTGGTACTAACACAACTCTATTCCAAGTTGGTGACAGTATTAAGGATGCTGATATTCCATTCAAGTACGCAACTGTCGTTGAGGCAGGTGGACTTGCTGACGGTGTAGCACACCCTTCTATCCTAAATATCACATTAGATGTTGCAAGTGGTAATGCACAAAACTTCCAGACTAATGAAGTTGTAACTGGTGCTATTTCTGGCGTTAGAGCAACTGTTGTTTCTTGGAATTCTACAAATGGAGTTCTACAAGTTAACAATGTTATACCCTTTAATACTGGAAATGTTAACATCGGTATCGCGGGATTACTCTATGAGTTCTCTCAAAATAGCAGTATAATTGACTTTATTATTGCAAATCCTGGAACTAACTATACTGGAGTCCCAACAATAGCGATCGAGAACACAGGTGATATACAGTCAACTGGTACTGTAGTTATGACGACTGCAGGAGACCAAGTTGCATCTATTACTATTGGTAATGGAGGGTATGGAATCCCTCAAACTGTAGATGGCACCTACAATCTACACCCAACCGTTACATTTACTAATGCAGGCGGTGATAGCACTGGAGCGAACGCTGCTGCACAAGCAGTATTAGGTGGTGAAGTTCTTAATGGTAATGGCGGTGCCTCTTACAGGATTAAGAGCATTGAATATCTTACAACAGTTCGCTCGTAACTACGATAAATAAACAAGAGGACAAATAGTATCCGCAAATGGCAGCCCTATTAACTGATCAGTTTAGAATATTTTCTGCGAAAAAGTTCATCAAGGCACTTGAAGGTCCCGACGCGACTCAAAGTGACGATGTAGCAGGTACAACGAGAGATCGTTTGTATCTGTTTATTGGAAGACCGCAACCCTGGGATAATGAGAACTCACCGCCTCAGGCAGTGGACTCTTTCTCAGAGTTTTCTGGTTCTTATGACGACATGGTATCAATGAAACGTGTCCTCGCTTCAGATACCGTTCAAGTTTGTCGTAGAATCGACTGGGTTTCTCCAGAACAAACTACTGGTGGATTGGGTTTTACTTATGACATGTATCGTCATGACTATTCCCCAAGTAAGACTGCTGCTTCAGGTGCTACTAAACTCTATGATTCTGATTTTTACGTTGTAAACTCTCAGTATCAAGTATACAAATGTATCTACAATGGTACATCACCCTCTGATCCTAATGGCAAACCTTCTACTGTCGAGCCTACTGGGACTAGTACTAGCATCATCACTACTGGCGACGGGTATCGTTGGAAGTATATGTACACTATTCCAGTTGCAAGCGTTCTTAAGTTTTTCTCAAACGACTACATGCCCGTCTTCACTAACGCAGCGGTTCAAACCAATGCAGTCGCAGGTGAAGTCGATACTGTTGTTATCAACGCTGCAGGGTCTGGTTACAACAATGGTACTTACGACAACGTAGCGATCAACGGTGACGGAACTGGTGGTCGTGTCTCAATCGTTGTTGACGGTGGTAAAGTTATCTCTGCTACTGTTACATCTGGTGGTACTGGATACACATTCGGTAAAATCAGTATTGATAATATCACTGGTATCGGTACTGGTACTGGTGGACAGGTTGACGTTATCTTGCCTCCTCCTGGTGGGCACGGTGACACTGCTGTTACTGAAATCGGTGCCTTTAGGGTAATGATTAATGCCAAACTCTCATATGATGAGGGTGCGGGTGACTTCCCTGTTGATAACGACTATCGTCGTATCGGTTTGATTACAAACCCACTTAAATTTGGTACATCTGAACTTATCTCTGACTTGACGATCTCTGCTGCTAAAGCAGTTATCTTCTCTCCTACATTCCAAGGTAACTATGTTCCTGATGAAATTATTACACAAACACGAGTTGTTGGTGGAACCAACGTTACTGCTCGTGGTAGAGTAATTTCTTGGAATCCTACAACTAAACTTCTGAAGTATTATCAGAACGCAGTTGATGGTATCTTCCCAGAAGTTACAGGTACACAGAATGAGTTTGACGGTTCTAACGTTATCAGTGGTGCAACCTCTGGTGCTGCAGGACAACCCGACGTCAACTTCCCTGCTGTTCCAAACTCATCTTCTAGAACTATCAACAATACAGAATATGATCTAGGTATGAAGTTCAACAACGGTTATGCAAAACCTGAAGTTGCTTCAAACACTGGTCAGGTTGTGTACATAGATAATAGGAGATCAATCAGTCGTGCTAACGACCAAGTAGAAGACATCAAAATCGTAATCGAGTTCTAATGGCACAAAACACCAATCTAAACGTCACTCCATACTACGACGATTTCGATAAAGCTAAAAACTTTTATCGAGTGCTATTTCGTCCTGGGTTCCCTATCCAAGCACGAGAACTTACTACCATGCAGAGTATTCTGCAGAATCAGGTAGAGAACGTCGGATCGCATCTATTCAAAGATGGATCGATGGTCATTCCTGGTCAAGTAGGTTATGATCTAAATGTCGAAGCAATTCAGTTACAAGAATCATTCTTGGGTGCTGATGTTGAAAACTATCGTACTCAGTTGAATGGCAAGATCGTCACTGGTCTTACATCTGGGGTAAAAGCAAAAGTATTATTCAGTATTTCTGCTTCAGATTCCACAAAAGGATATATCACACTATACGTTAAGTATATCGAATCTGGTGGCACACAAAATACACAACAAACATTCTCAAATAACGAGCAGTTAATTACTGACACTGAGATCACTTTCGGTACAACTTTGATTGAAGTTGGATCGCCATTTGCTCAGTTGTTACCTACTGCTGCACTACAGAAAGGTTCCGTAGCATATATTCAAGAAGGTGTTTACTTCATCAGAGGATTCTTCGTTGATGTACAATACCAATACTTACTCCTTGATCAGTATGGATCAAACCCCTCCTATCGTATCGGACTTGATATTCAAGAATCCATTATTACTCCAGAGGATGACCTTAGTCTCAATGATAACGCTGCTGGAACAAGTAACTATGCTGCTCCTGGTTCTCATAGATTTAGAGTCTCCACAAGATTAGTTAAGAAACTACTCACAGATGATGCTGATAAGGACTTCCTTGAACTCTTAAGAATCAACAATAGTAAAGTTGAAAAACTTGTTGATAGAAGTGCATATGATGAACTAGAAAGATCCATGGCAACCAGAACTTTTGAAGAGTCTGGTGACTATGTTGTTAAAGATTTTAAAATCACTGCTAGAGAAAACCTCGATGATGGTTTTAACAACGGTGTATATGAAACAGGTTCTACAACTGCTCAGGGTAATACCACTGCAGAAAGAATGTATGCTGTTGAGTTCGGACCTGGAACTGCATATGTTAGAGGATATAGAGTTAAGACTCTATCACCAACCTACGTTGACTTAGATAAACCAAGAGATACTGCAGCATCACAGAATACTATTATCCCATTTGAGATGGGTAATAACATTATTGTGAATAATGTTTATGGTTTCCCTAATTCCACAGGTTCATCTCTTAGCAATGCATATCAAACTATTGAATTAAGAGATACTTTCACTTCAACTCCTGGAAACGGTGCAGGCAATATTATTGGTTTTGCAAGACTTGCTTGCATGGAGCATACCTCTGATGGTGATGACACTACTTTCGGTAATGCTGATGACACTTACAACACTAACATCTTTGATGTTCAGATGTTTAATGTTCTTGAGTTAGCATCTGCTGTAACTATTCAAGCAGGTTCTGTACTGATCGGTGCAACCTCTGGTGCAAGAGCATATCTTGTAGATGGTGTTTCTGCTACAGATCATATCAAATGCTATCAGGTTGAAGGTGCTTTCGCTGTAGGCGAAATGATCGTAGTTGATGGTTTAAACGTTGATACTGTTGAAGTTTCTCATACTTATGCATTCTCTGATACTAGACAGATTGTATCTAGAGATGAAAGTACAAATGCTACTGAGTTTACTGCTGATATTATCTTAGATGATATTCAGGTTGTTCAAGGTACTACATTCACTTATGATGCTACAGGTTCTGCTGAAAAAATCACTGGTCAATCTTCTAACTTTGCGTTAGATCTTAAACCTGGCGACAGAATCTTCTTTAATGGAACTCAGTATGTTGATGTTGATAAGATCAACCCTACCTCATTAACTGGTTCTCAGAATTCTACTATCTTTAACTATCAAGCACAGACAGTTAATGTAACTCCTGGACCTGGTGGTGCTGCTCCTTCTGCAGGAACTTACGCTGCCTTACTCAGACAACGTTCTAGGTTGAACAATGTTCAGAATGCAGATCTCTTAAGTGAGATGCCTAAGAAGTACATCAAGAGTATTTCTGATGAATCAATGATTGTCAGAAGAACTTTCGATGCTCAAACAGTTGCTTCTAACTCTATCTCCATTACTCTTCCTGAGAATGAACAGTTCCAAGCAATCTCCGATACCAATTATACTCTTACTGTACTTGCAGGTACAAACAGCACTCACCCTGTTGGTGATCAAATCACTATCAATACTGTCAGTTCTGGTACTATTGGTTATACCACGTTCACCTCTTCTGATAGAACAACTATTCAGATTGATAACTTAACTAACATTACTTCGATTAAAGTTACTGCAACTATCTCGAAGAACGTTACTCAAAGAAAAACAAAATCTGGTCAGCAGATGTTTGTTCTTAAAACCATTAAGACAATTGAAAATCTTGACAAGCAAAATTATAATCTAACTTATTCAAACCTTTACGGTACTAGAATTCAAGATAGGGATCTTTCTCTTGGTCTTGTAGATGCTTACAGATTACATGCTGTATATGAATCTAACGATGACAATGATCCTGTTCTTCCTTCTGTAACTCTGGTTGAACCAACTTTCTTTGCTACAGGAACTATCGTTACTGGTAGAACTTCTAAAGCAAGAGCAAAGGTAGTTGCATTTAGTTCTGGAACTCTAAAACTAAGTCTTGTTTATGTCAGCGGTCAATTACAGTCAGGTGAAACCATTGATGGTTTTGACAGTAATGGAACTGCTATTAGTGCGATTATTAATGATAGTGTTGGATCTGTTATTGAAGGATCAAAAGTTATCACTGATAATTACTTCTTAGAAGTAGCACAAACTGGTTTCATCTACGATGTTTCTAGAGTTACTCGTAAGAAAGGTGTTGCAACTCCAATCAGAAAACTTCTGATGGTTATTGACTACTATACACATTCTGCAACTGGTGATTACTTCGGTGGTCAATCATATCTTGACACAACATATGGTGATATTCCATTCTTTGAAACTAAGTTCCTCTCAGATTACTTAGACTTTAGACCAGGATGTAAGAATCTTTATAGTGGTACTGGTACAGTTGCATCTCCTGCCTTTGTTAACTGCTCAACATTTGACTTTAAGTCAAGAGTGTTTAATGTATCTGGATCTCCGAATGCTACTATCTTCGACGTTCCTAAAATTAACAGCGACTTCCGTGCAGACTTTGACTGGTATCTACCTAGAATTGATAAAGCATTCTTAACACCTGCAGGTGAGTTCCAAGTTATTAAAGGTAAGTCTTCTGAGTTACCTCAAGAACCTGATGATCTGAAAGATGGTATGCTATTGGCAACCATGTCTCATAAACCATATGGTTTTGATCCTGAGTCTGACATTGTTATCACTAGATCGGATAACAGACGTTATACCATGCGTGACATCGGTGGTATTGAACGTAGATTAGATCAAGTTGAATATTATACTTCACTCAACATGCTTGAGTCTGATACTTTCAACACTAAGATTATTGACTCTGATGGTAAAGATAGACTTAAGAATGGATTTATTGTAGACGATTTCTCAGATCATAGTAAGTCTGAAACTTCTCATGAAGATTTCAATGCTGCATTGGATTTTGCAGGTGGTCAGTGCCATCCTTCACACTATACAACTAACATTCCTTTACAGGTTAATACAACCTTATCTCAAAACTATCAGCAGACTGGACCGATTATCACTCGACCATATAGTGAGTTGACAATCATCAATCAACCATATGCTTCTAGAGTTGAGAACATCAACCCATTCAACGTATTCACTTACATTGGACGTATTGATTTAACTCCTGCATCTGATGACTGGTTAGATACACAAAGATTACCTCAAAGAGTTACACAGATTGAAGGTGATTTTGAATCTGTATCATCTGAAATGAGAGTTGACCAAAATGGTTTTGCTCCTATTCAGTGGAACGCATGGAGAGATCAGTGGACTACAAATAGAACTATCGGATCTAGAGTTACCAGAAACTCCTTCTGGTTAGAGATGGACCGTGGTAGATCACCAAATGCAGGTGTATGGGGTGGTCGTGGTATGAGACGTGTTAACAGAACGACATCTTTCCTTGCCACTACTAGACAGACTAGATCTGGTATTAGATCCAGAGTTATTCCTAGAATTGACAGACAATCTCTTGGTGATAGCGTTATTTCTTCTACTTCTATTCCTTGGATTAGATCCAGAAACGTTAAGGTTAACGTTGAAAGACTGAAACCCAGAACTCGTTTCTATTCATTCTTCGATGGTAAGAAGGTATCTGATTACTTCACTCCTAAGTTGATTGAACTTATTAAGAACCCTTCTACTGATGCTCGTACAAACTCTACACCTTTCATTCCTGGTGAGACTGTAAGAGGACAAAGTAGTGGTTGTGTTTTAAAAGTTGCAAACCCTGATGATCTATATGTAAACAACCCATATGATGATACTGCAATGGCAACATCATATGCTTCTACTACTGCATACTTGAACATTGATACTGATGCACTAGCATCTAACGCTGTCGGTGAGTTCTATGGTAATGTGCAAGTTGGTGAAGTATTAGTTGCTAACTCTGGTGCTAGAGCAATTGTTAAAGATCGTCGTCTTGTTTCAGACCGTTTTGGTAAGTTCCAAGCATCATTCTTTATTCCACCTCCATCTGTAGATACTAATCCACGTTGGGCAACTGGTACAAGATCTATTAGACTTTCTACTTCTGATTCTGATTCACGTCTTGCAGGTGCAGTTGCATCTTCTGCTGAAGCAGAATACGAAGCAAGTGGTACATTGAACAGAGTTCGTGAGAACGTTCTTGCTGTTAGAAATGCTGAAGTTGTTCGTGACACTGTTAACCAGACTAGAAACTTCAATACAATCAGAACTGAGACTAGACAGATTGGTTGGTATGACCCTCTTGCTCAGTCATTTATTTCTGATGAAGAAGGTGGTGTGTTTATTACATCTGTCGAAGTATACTTCTTTAAGAAAGACACAAATATTCCTGTATCCATGCAGATTAGAACCATGGAAAATGGATACCCTACCACAAGTATCCTACCTTTCTCTGACGTAACCTTAGAACCAAGCGTTGTTCAGTTATCTGAAACTGCTGCTGTTGCAACTAAGTTTACCTTTAAGGCACCTGTCTATATTCCACAGTCGATCGAACATTGTTTCGTTCTTCTTTCTGACTCTAACGAGTATCAGATCTGGATCTCTAGAATGGGTGAGATTGATATTACTGGTGACAGAACTATTTCTGAGCAACCATATGCAGGTGTGCTGTTCAAATCACAGAACGCATCTACATGGACTGCTGACCAGTATGAAGACTTGAAGTTCAAAGTTAATAGAGCAGAGTTTGATACTACTTCATTATCTACTGTTACTCTTAATAATGCTCCTCTTGATATTGGTAACGGTGGTAAGTTAAGGTTACAACCAGATCCAATCCAGACATTCATTCCTGAGATTGATCTTGTTCTTAACTCTACTTCACTTCCATATACTATTGGTGCTAGAATTTATCAGAAGACTACACTTGCTGAAGGTACTATTGCTAAGAGAACTGTAACATCTGGTGGTGTTGTCTTGACAATCAAAGACATCACAGGAACGTTTGCTGCAGGATCTAACACTGGTGGTGTTATTTCAAACAGAATCGTATCTTCTAAGACAACAGCAACTCTCATAGTTACTGGTGCATCTGGTGACTTTACTGTCGGTGAGACAATTACAGGTAACTCTGCTACTGCTCCTACTGCTGAAGTTGTAACTTGGACTGCAAATACAAACACTCTTGAACTGAAGTTTATTTCCACAGACTTTATTACTTCACCTGCTGAAACTATCACTGGTGGAACATCTACTGTTACTGCAACTGTTTCATCCGTAACTTATTCTGGTGACTCTGTTGAAGCATCAGCAATTAGTGACGCTTATCCTACTGCAACTCCAACGTACTCTACTTCCCAAAGAAAAGTTCGTATTGCACATAGTAATCACTGCATGTATTCTGCATCAAATAACGTTATCATTACTGATGTTAAATCAGAAGTGTCTCCTACTTACTTGACTGCTGCTATCTCAGCAACTGATACATCTCTGAATGTTAATGATGCTTCTGCATTCCATACAGTCATTAATGGTGCAACTGTTGGTAGTACTAATAAAGGATATGTAAGAATCATTAGTAATGCAGGAACTGAGGTTGTTTCATACACTGGTATCTCAAGTGACTTCCAAACAATCACTGTAAGTGAAAGAGGACTTGATGGTACAACTGCAGTATCTCACGTTGATGAGTCTGTAGTTGAGTGTTACAACCTTGACGGTATTCCTCTGATTGAAATCAACAAGACTCATCAAGGTATTCTTAATCCAACTCTCGATACTTACGAGATCTCCACAAGTTCTATTGCTAGACTTGGTATTAGATCTGGTGGTCCACTTGCGATTGCTACACAGAACGTTCAGTATGATATCTTGGTTCCACAAGTTGAGAGAATGTTATTACCTGAAACAGGAATTACTGCAAGAATTAATGGCATTAGTGGTACATCTATCAATGATGGTACTACTAGATTGCAAGAATCGTTCTCAAATGATGGCGTATTCTCTGATATTATCTTGAGTGAGGATAATACATTAGGTTCTCCTCAACTTATCTGTTCTGCAATCAATGAATCTAGTGAACTTGCAGGTGCTAAGTCATTCAGATTGGATCTGACAATGACTAGTACTAAGTCAAATGTATCGCCTTTAATTGATACAGACAGAATGTCAATGACTACTGTTATGAACAGGATTAATAGTCCTGCTAATCCTAACACTGCTAAGTTAAGTGTTGGTGATTCACATGATGCAGTATACATTACTCGTGCTGCTGACCTTGTTAATCCATCAGGTGCAATCAAGGTTCTGTTCACAGGTTATCGCCCTGCAAACACTTTCATAAAGGTGCTATATAGAGTACGTCCAACTGGTTCTACCGATCACATCACGACATTTGGTTTCGAGTTCTTCCCTGATGCACAGGCACAAATTCCTGCTACTACAGAGAAAACTATCTTTAAAGAGTACGAATACGAAGTGTCTGGTTTAGCATTTGATCAATATCAAATCAAGATTGTGTTCACATCACCGAATCAGTCTTTAACTCCTGTTATCCAAGACTTCCGAGCAATTTCTCTCGCTGTATAATGTATCAACCTGTCAAAGGACATGATAATTGGTTTAGGGATTCCTCATCGGGGTTCTTTAACTGTGCTGATGAAGATACTTACACAAAGTATATGAAGGCACATGCAGCAGAGAAAAGAGCGAAGGATGATTTTAACACTTTACAAAATGAAGTTTCTGAGTTAAAATCGGATATGAGTGAGATTAAATCACTTCTACTAACGTTAGTCCAAAAATCTGATTAAATTATGACCACATCAGCACCTGTTGAAAAGGTTTCTCAAGAGGAGATGCTTAAACAGTTCAAAGAACAATACGCAGGATTTATTAAAGAGAACCAAGAACTCTCTGCAAAAATCAAACAGAATGAAGTCCAAGCACTGAAACTTCAGGGGGCAATCGAGACCCTCGAATACTACAGTGCAGGAGACGAACCTGAAACAATGTCACATCCTCCTGACCCAGAAACGGAAGAATAATGACAGGGGGTTCATAGGAACCCCTTTTTACTAGCATAAATAACTTGGAAGCATAAACCGTATAGAGTTGTCCTAACAAAATGGCAAATAGAATTCAGTTAAGAAGAGGGGGTGCCCAAGAATGGGCAAACTCAAACCCAACCCTTGCTCAAGGTGAACTTGGCATTGAACTCGACACTGGTCGATTTAAGATTGGTGATGGAGTTACTGCGTGGAACACTCTTCGGTACGAACGACCTGTCGAATCGACGTCTAATACTGCAAACACTCTTGTTCAGCGTGATGCTGATGGTAACTTCGCTGCAGGTACGGTAACTGCAACTCTTATTGGTAACTCTTCTACTGCTGCACGTCTTGCTTCAACTAGACAAATCCAAATCTCTGGTGACGTACAAGCATCTGGTGTATTTGACGGTTCACAAAACCTTAACTTAACGTCTGCTATCAGTCTGATTTCCACATTACCACATTATGATGGTACTGACACTGCAACTGGAACTTATACAAAAGTAACTCTTGATGCTAAAGGTAGAGTTACAAATGCTTCAAACCCAACAACTCTTGCAGATTATAACTTAAACGGAACTGTAGAAGGATCTTCTGCTCAACCGTATGACTTAGACCTTGTTGCTGTTGCAGGTCTTACCACTACAGGTTTGATTTCTAGAACTTCTGGTGGTGCAATGTCAACCAGAACTATTACAGGTACAGCAGGTAGAATCTCTATCAACGATGGTGGTGGTATCAATGGGAACCCCACAATCGATATTATTACAACAGCAGTTGTCCCAGGAAATTATAATACTGAATCTTTAACATCTGTCTCAGGTGTGGGATCCAGTTCAGAACCATTCGGTACTCAGACTGTAAACGCTACGAAATTTACAGTTGACGACAGGGGTCGTCTAACCAGTGCTACGAATGTACCAATCGCTACTGCGACAGAGGGAAGTAAGTACGCTAACTATGGTGCAGGTACTACTTACGTTAGGTATGATATTATTCAGAATGCCTCTAAGGTATACCAAGCAATCACTGGTATTGCTGCAGGTTCAGGTGCTCCTACTCATTCTAGTGGTGATTCAGGCGGGTGGAGATATCTCGCTGCCGAGGCGACTGAACAGAAGGGACTTGCGTCCTTTGCACAGGAAGACTTTGACGTCGATGCCAATGGGCACGTTACAATCGCTGCAGTAGGTGTAGATAATAATCAATTACAAAACAATAGAATCGGTTTTGCTGATGGCAACACCGTAGAAAACTTTGAACTCGATCAAGAACTTACAGCAACATCTGGATACAGAGGATTTAACTATCTAAATTATGTTAAGGTTAATGATACTAGTGGCAACCTACTGTTTGGCGCGAATAATACAGGCGACGGTGGGGCTGGTGAGGTTGATATCAATGTCCGTACCGTTATATCTGATCCTGATATTATTCTTGATGGAGCAACTGCTCAACAAATTGATAAGACTGGGGATGGAAACCTCAATATTGAACTAACTCAGAATACTGCAACTAATAGAAACTTTACTGTTGCTTCTACAAACGCAGGTTCTGGCACAAGCACACTAACATTAACAGCAGAAGATGTTGTTGACATCGATGCATCTGCTGCTACTGGTAAAGTACACGTTGAAGATTCGAGATTCCAAGATAATTATATTGCAACTTCTAATGCTACCATGCACCTGGATCCAGGTGATGATAGAGCAATCACTGGATTAGTCAGAGTTCATGGAGACTTACAAGTAGATGGAACAACTACAACAGTTAATTCAACGGTTACGACAGTTGATGATCCCATCATTACTCTCGGTGGTGACACTGCTCCTGCTAGTGATGACAATAAAGATCGTGGAGTTGAGTTCAGATATTTCGACTCTGAGGCGAGATTGGGATTCTTTGGTTACGATGATTCGTACACAGATCTTGGAGGACACGTCGGAGGATTCTCCTTCCTCCACAACGCCACTAATACCTCAGAGGTCTTTAGCGGGACCGCGAGTGGTATAACTGCAGGTAACTTAAAACTTACAACGAACACAAACTCAACATCTAATACTACTGGAGATTTGGTAGTTGCAGGTGGTGCAGGTATTGGGGACGATGTTAATATTGGTGGATTACTAGATGTTGACGGGACATTCAGGGCAAACAGTACATCTAGATTTGATGATAATATTGTTTTACAAGGTGCTTCTAAGACAT